CATTGGCGAAGGTCACCGTGGGCGTGTTCACAACCGTGGTCCCGCCAGCGCCTGCGGTCGCCGACCCGATGTTGACGACCGTCGTGGATCCGTTCGCCCCGCCGGTGCCGAGGTTCAGGGTCTTGGTGACGCCAGTTGTCGTGGCCCCGGTGCCCAGCCCATAGGTCGCCGTTGTGGTCGCGGTGCCGATCGAGGCTGCCGCCGCCGAAACCGTGACGGTCCCCGAAGCGGTCAGTGTGCCGGAAAACGTCTTGTTGCCGCTGAAGGTTTGGGTGCCTGCGAGGATCGCCAGTTCCGACGATGTGTTCGGCAGGGTGAAGGTCCGGGTCGTGCCGGTCGTGATCCCGGACAGCGAGAACAGCGCCTTCTTGGTCGGATCGGCGTCGTTCACCAGGCTGAACACTGCATCTGACACATCCACCGGTTCCCCGACTGGATCCCAGGCGCTGCCGTTCCAGACCACAACGGCCGCCTCGTCTGCGATCCACGCTAGCCAGCCCGGGCGCGGGACGAGCCGCATCCAGACGCCATCGACCCAGAAAGCCACGTTCAAATCCCAGCCAGCCCACAGGCCTGTCGCGCCCGATGCCACGATATGCCGGTCGCCATCGGTCGGGCTGACGGGTGGGGCGGTGCGGGTTCGGTCGAGGACCGACAGTTGCACCATCGCATCGAGCAGGCGCAGCGCCTCGTTATGGGTGACATGCTTCTGCGCCTGCGATGCCAGAATGTAAGGCAGCAGGAGGTGGGTTGTGATGTCGGACATGATCCTGCTTTCAGAAGGTTAGCGTGACGGATCGCCCAGCGCCCCGGCCGATCAAGGCCGAGAGCTGGTAGATCCGGATGGCGAGGGATTGGCCGGGTCCGAGTGGCGCACCCCAATCGGCAGTCTGCTGCGCGGCGGTGTAGAGGGCGCTGGACGTGGCAGTCGTCAAGGATCGCTTGACGACTGACCCGTCCAGAATGTCGATCACGTATGCTTCGCTGTCCTCGGCCAAGGGCACATCGCCCGCGCCCCAGGTGTCGGCGGCCAATGAACGCGACCGGCGCGTCCAGCGGATCGTCAGATCGCCGGGGCTACGGGCGGTACGCCATGGCTGTTCGACATGGGCCACCGAAAACGGCCGCAACCCAGCGCCCTCGGGCGTGAAACTGGTGGCAACAAAGGTCTCGTCGCTGACCGGCTTGGACGCTGGGCCGATCCGCCAGTTCCATGACAGGCCAAGGTCGGCCTCGCTGATGGGTAGCGATGCCAGTGCCCCATCCACCCCCAGCACCCGCGCGCCGGTCGGGACCGTACCGACCATGGCGCCTTCGGTTCCGCGCTGGCCCCGCAACAGCCGGGTCAGGCGATAGCGGCCGGGCGCGATGAGCTCCGCATTCCCGGCCTGTACAATTTCCCATTGCCCTGCGCCGGTTTCCACCGCCAGCGCGTTGGCCCCGCCGAGCAGCGCGATGTCCGTGACGCTCTCCAGTGTGCCGGAATAGAGGTCGACCACCAGCGCATTGCCGAGATCGAAGCGCGCCACCGGCCCGGCATGAAAATCTGCCGCCAACACACCCATACGCGCCCGCGAGCTGAAGGTGGTCAGCAGGGCAAAGCCGTCCGTTGCCGCGCTGCAGTAGACCGCGATTTCGCCGGGCCATGGCTTGGCATGGGCCGCGACAAGGGGGCGGTGGGCGGGCTGGTCCTCGCGCAGTTGTGGCAGGTCCATCAACACGATGTCCGGTGTGCCAAAGACGGTGGGCGTCGACAGGGACGCAGGGCGCGGTTCGCCGGGCGGCAAATCATAGACCGCCCGGTCCTGCCGCACCGCATCGACACTACGCAGGTCCGAGTCCGCGATGGACACCAACCGCAGTTCCATAAGGCGACCGTCGTGATCGAGCAGGATCACATCGCAAGGATCCAGCGCCAAGCGAGAGGGTGGCAGCCGGAAGACGGCACTTTCCCGTCCAACCCAGGCCTCCATCAGCGCCCGACGGCAGCGGCGCTCGGCTTCCTCGGGCGGGATTGCCATTGGGAAGCTTTCCGAGGCGATGCGGGTGGTGCCGACGGTGATGCGCCGCGCCTCGACCTGTGCCGCGTCATAATCCTCGTCGGCGCGGGCCACCTGCCATTTCAACGCCTGCGGCAGTTCGGTTTCCTGCGCGCGGGTCAGTTCCATCACGTCGCCCTGCGCTGAGGTGGGTGCCACCATGGCGTCGGGCGTGATCGTGGCGCTGGCGATCCGGCCGCGCATAATGAACTTGATGCGGCCCTCGCTCTCGACAGCATCGAAGCCGAAATGCCGGGCCAGCGTGGAAATGGATGCACGCGGGGCTTCCAGTGCCGAGATCACATAGCCTTCGACCGCACCCCAGAGACCGGAGACGTCGATCAGCTCTTCCGGCATCCCTGCGCGCAAGCAGATGTGCCGCACCAGGGCCGCGAGCGACACCGCGCCCAGCCGTCCGGTCAGCCAGTGTCCCAGCCGCCAGTTCGGCCCATCGGTCCAGACATCGGTGAGTTCGGGGAAGAACGGATAAGGCCGCGCATCCCAGGTCCAGGCGACGCACTCCGGCACATGCACCATGCGCGCGCCGTAGATGGCTGAGGTCGGATTGTTCGCGCCCTGACCCCACCAGAGATATGTCGCCTCGAGATAGGCACGCTGGATCGCATCGTCGCGCCAGCCGCGCGAGAACCAGGGTGTGAAGCTTTCCGACGATTTCGGATCGAAGAACACGTTCGGTTGGTTGGTGCCCCGGTCGATGGCCGGGCAACCCAGTTCGGTGAACCAGATCGGCTTGGACTGCGGCACCCAAGCGGTTGGCGTGCCGCTCTCCACCCCACCCGGCCGGTTGAAGTGCGGGTTTTGCCACCAGCTTCGCAGATCCTTGAAGCGGAACACCCACGGTTTCGCCGCCGCGCCATCTGTGATCGGCGTGCGGTTCTGCGCGGTTCGATCAAGGGCGCTGGCATAGAACCAGTCGAAGCCTTCACCTCCGGTAATGTTCGATTGCAAGTATGCGCGATCATAGATCGCCGGGGCCAGCGCGGCATCGGCATGATCGAACCCGTCACGCCAATCCGACAGCGGCATGTAGTTATCGACGCCGATGAAGTTGATGTTGGCATCCGACCAAAGTGGGTCGAGGTGGAAGAACACATCGCCGCTTCCGTCGGCAGGATGGTGACCGAAGTATTCCGACCAGTCGGCTGCATAGCCGATCTTCGGCCCAGCGCCGAGGATCGCGCGCACATCGGCGGCGAGGGATTTGAAGGCCGCGACGGCAGGATAGGTGCTGGCGCCCGAGCGGATGGTGGTGAGACCGGGCATTTCCGAACCGATCAGGAAGGCATCGACGCCACCTGCCGCTTTGCAGAGATGCGCATAGTGCAGGATCATCCGGCGCAGCGACCATTCGCCGACTAGCCCAGTCCAGCTGACATTGGTGCCCGACACGCTGAAGTTGGCGGGCGTTGCCGTGCCGAACAGGGCTGCAACCTGCGTGGCAGCGGTGGCGGTCTTGTCCACCGATCCGGCAAAGCCTTCTGCCGGGGAACAGGTGATCCGCCCCCGCCAGGGGAAGGTCGGCTGGCCAGAGGTGGCGGCATTGGCGCTGTAGGGATTGGGCTTTGTGTTGCCGGGTGGGACGTCCAACAGCAGGAAGGGATAGAAGGTCACCCGCAATCCGCGCGCCTTCATCTCCTGAATGGCCTGCACCACGGCGAAGTCGGCAGGCGTGCCGCCATAGACAGGGCGGTCCTCGGCATCGCTGCTGACCAGAAACGCGTCAGCGCGTGGCACACCATTCACAACCCAAGTCGAGGGCATCGTCGTCTTGGTGTCCACCTCGACTCCCGGGCGCACCTTGCAGCTCCCAGCGCGCAGATCATCGCCGAACCAGGCCACCACCAGGCTGACGCTTTCCACCGCCGGGGCCATGGCCTGCAGCCGGTCCAGCGCCACGACGATGTCGGCGGTGTCGGTGATCGCATTCAGGTTCTCGGCCAGGGTCGCGCCGCCGGAGCCGGTGGATTTCTTGACCGGGGCAGTCGCATAGGTGAATTCGCCCGAGGCCGGGATCATCGTCACCGCTTTGACCAGCCCCTCAGCGGTGTCAGGATCAGCAAGGGGCCGGAACACCTCGAAGCTGATCTGTGGCAGACGGTTGCCGAAGGCGCTGAGGTTGAGTTCTTCGAACACGACATAGGCGGTGCCGCGATAGGCCGGGGTACTGGCTGCGCCCATCTTGGCGGAGATGAATGGGTCGGGCGCCTGGACCTCGTCGCCGGGATACCAGCGCCAGGTGACGCCCGTCATGTCCATGGCCTTTCCGTCAGCCCACACCCTCCCAATGCCCGTGATCTCGCCCTCGCAAAGCGCAACCGCGAAGCTGGCATAATAGAGGTATTCGGTGGTGGTAACCTTGGGCCTGCTGCCCTTGCCACCGCCCTGACTGGTGGTGTTGACCTCCTCGCGGAAATCCGTGGCCCAGATGATGTTGCCGCCGATCCGCATCCGGCCGAACAGGCGAGGGATCACCGCGCCCTCGGTCGAAGATGTGATGCGCAAGGAGTCGAGGCGGGCGCCCTCAATCCGTTGGGCCGGGGCAAGCGAGGAGACGATCCAGCTGTCCACGACCGAACCGATGGTCGATCCGATGAAGCCACCGATGGCCGCACCCGAAAAGCCAAGGATGGCCCCGCCAAATGCGCCGCCAATCGCGGAGCCGACGGCGCCGAGAACCAAAGTTGCCATGTGCGGGGTCTCAGTCTTTGGGGAACAGGAACGCGAATGCGATCTTGCGCGCCCATGCCGTGGTCAGGATTTCCTCGATAACACCGAGGCGTTCATAGGCGTGGATGAAACGGCTTGGCGCACTAAGGATGCCGACATGCTTGGCGATGGCGCGCGGGGCCATTCGGAACAGAACAAGCGCGCCGGGCTGAGCCTCGGCAGGCATGAGTTCCGGCATCATCGCTCGTGCGCCTTCGGCCAGCACCTCGCGGGGCCCGGTCTCGCCCCAATCCCGACTGTAAGGTGGGATCGGGAAGGGTTCATCCCCGACCACCTCGCGCCAGACGCCACGCGCCAGACCGAGGCAATCGCAGCCGACACCGCGTAGGCTGGCCTGATCGTGGTAGGGCGTGCCGAGCCAGCTCCGCGCGACGGCGATGACCAAGTCGGGATCGGCGGTGATCACAGCACGTTCCCCTCATGACCGCCGTCCTGGCTGGCATAACGCAGCACTGCGTCTTGACCCGGAATGTTGGGGAATCCTCGGAAATTGGCCGTGTTGGCGAACTTGGCGCTGCAGGTGGCGATCCGCTTGTCGCAGCCCGCACGCGCGATGAAGCTGTCACCCTCGGCGATGGCGCGCACTGGCGCTTCCAGCAGGGTCAAGCTGGCGATGCTGCCATCCAGCCCATGCGCCAGCACCTCGGTTATGCGCCCCGCATTCGCGCCGCTGGTCCAGGTCAAGGTGCCAGTAGTGAACCAGCCCGCATCAAACCCGGACAGCCCCAAGGTCATGAACGCCCGGTCGCGCAACAGGTCCGTCACGACACCCATGCCCTTGTAGATCGCGTTTTCCAGATTGATCCCGCAGCGCGCATCGCCCAACCTTGCATCGCATCCCGCTTGAAACGTCCGCCCGACCGTCTGGCCCAGCACATGCGCCAGCGACCGGACTTCCGCGACAAAGGCCATGCGCCCACGCCGGATTTGCCCGACCGCGCCCCGGCGCAACAGCACGCGCTGGCTGGTGTCGGCCCAGTTCACCCGCCACAGCTCGACCGCCGCATTGTCCCAGCGCTCGTCGAGGATGTCGGTTTCTGTGATCCGGTCCGAGGACAGGACCCCAGTCGCGTCTTGTGCGTCGACAGCCAAGTCAGACCCAGCGCGGATTTCGGAGGCGGCAAACCCGCTTTCGGGTTCAAACTCGGTGCCGTCGAAGGCCAACGGCCGATCATGATCGGTGAAGCCCAGCGCCACGCCATCGCTGCGCGAAATCCGCCAGCACCAAGCGAGCGTGGTGGTGCCATCATCGAGATGGGCTTGCAAACTGGGAGAGAGGGATTTCACTTCCGCCCCCAGCCGCGCAGCAGGGCCAGTGAGGCCAGCGCCGAGGAGACGACCCCGCCCGCAGCGCCGGTCAGAGCGTAGACGTTGAAGGGGCGGATATCGAGTGTGCCGGTTGCAAGGTCGAACTCCGCGAGGCCCGCCATGGCGAGGCCGGAAGCGCCAAGGCAGGCCAGGTAGACGAGGCCGCGGGCAAAGTTCCAGTTCATGTTCAGACTCCGATCAGGGATTTGAGGAAAGCGAGGAGGCGTGCGGCCAGCGTTGCCCGGATTGCTACAGGTTCTGGTGCGGGCGTTGCGGGCGTGGCCGGGGATGGGACGGAGGGCGTCGGGATGGCTGGTGGGCCGACGGCCGGGCGCAGCAGCGCCAGCGCCTCTGCCTCGTTCAGCCGCCGGATCGGTCGCGAGAAACTCACTCGTCCGTCGCGGTCCACCGCCCAGACGGGAATGTCCCCGGTCGGATAGCGTCCCGTTGCGAAGAGGGTGCGTTCGGCCTCGCGCCGTGGGCGGATGGCGGCGGGCTTGAGCCAGCCCATGAAGCCATCGGAGGCAGCCGTGCGATTGCCCGCGTTGAGGGCCTTCGTCAGCGCGGCCTTGGCGATGCCGCCGGTGTTGTAATGAAACGAGACCAGCGCATCGAACTCGTGCGGTTCCAGAGGCACCTTCACCGCGCGCAGCACCGCCGTCTCGTATGCAGAGATGTCGACGCGGAAAAGCCGGAACGCCTCGCGGATCCCGGCATCAAGATCGCCGGGCATGCCGCGCGGCATCCTTGCGGGGTCGGGTGCCCCGGCTTCGGCGGTATGGCCGATGCCAAAGGTCCAGATGTCGTTCACGTCGAGATAGGGTCCGGGCACGATTCCCTCGTGCCGGATCAGGGCCATCAGGCCCCTGTCTGTCATGTGCATGGGATCACCCGATGGCTGAGAAAAGGAGGATAAGGGCCGCGATGGCGAAGCCGACGCGCAGCCGGTGGCTGTAGGTCCGCTGCGGATCTGTCGCAATACAGCGGAGAGAACGCGCAAGGCGCAGGAGGTCACTCATCACCGGGGCCGTCCTTTGCGCCGCGCAGGCGCGCGAGGATCAGTTCGATGAAGGCGGGGCCGAAGACCCCGACCAGATAGGCCGCCGATCCGGCCGCG